CATCATAGCTTCCTGCATCGCAGCTTGTTGTTCTGCTTGTTCTAATGCAAGTGCTTGTTGTTCACCTTGAAGTTTAGCAGTCGGTACTGGTTCACCACCTACTAAGAAATCTATATCAGATATAGAAACATCATTATCTTTAAGTTTAACATCAAATCCCATGTTTAATAATTGCTGTGCAATTGCTGATTTTTGTTGTGATTGAGCAATACGAGTAGCTTCAGCTTTCTCTTCAGGATTAGGTAAGACTAATGTGTAATCTGTAATACCAAAATTATTTAAAATTGAAGGAAAAACTTTTTCCATTATCTGTCGTTGATCTCTTTCTACCACACGACTCATTACAGTTAATTGAGAAGTCTGTTGTGTTAAACCACCAAAAGAATCTGGGGCTCCCTGCCATACTGGAGATACTCCATATACTGCAGAAACTCTTTCTCTAATCTCTGCCCTAACTGGTAAATAATCCATTTCTTGAAGAGTGTGGAATAATCTTACCATATCAACTCTACCTCTATTAGTTCTAGATGAAACAGCAATCATAGGAATATAGTTAGGATCCTGTCTTGTTCTAGCCGCAAGTGCTTCTCTTTCACGTTTCAAACTTTCTGGATCATCAGTAGTTACCATAACCATAGATGCCGGTACTTTTCTTTCAAAGAAGTATCTATATAAGTTTCTATCCATACCTATAAGGGTCAATGCCTTTTCAAATATAGTTAATATAGGAGACCACCCATAAGTTTCGGTTGGGTTAAATTTTGATAGATGAACAATTTCACTATCTAAAAAGTAATGTACTTCTGTTCTATATAAATATCTGTACATTGCTGGTTGCTTTTCTTGGTCACACTTCTCTTCATCACATTCGGCTGGAACCTGTGTAATTTTTTCTCTATGTATTGGACAGAAAAAATGTGAGTTTTTAGGAAGTCCTGTTTCATCTAAGTCAAATTCTATTAAAGCAGGATTTATTCTCCTTATTTCAGTAACTCTAGATCTTAATTTTTTATCTCCAGCATCATAATATTCTTTTGCAAAGTATATAAATGCATCATCTACAGTATTTAAATCCCAATGGAATTGACGTAACACTTCTTCCAAACCTTGATCGAAAAGGTTACAATCATCCATAAATTTTTTAAGTCTATTTAATTGTTTAGGGTCTGGATTTTCTTTTATAGGTTCAAATTTAATGCCTCTCCTAAATACTTCACCAGTAATATGTAATATTGGAGCTCTTAATTCTTCTACAGTATATGCAATGGTCTGTAAATCTTGAATTAATTGTTTTCTATATGCAAGTTGATTCCTAACATAAGTATTAACAATATAATCAACACCAAATGTTGGACCACTACCTGTATCACCCGCAGATTTATTTAATAATAAATCATTAAAAATATCTATTTGCGAACCTAACTTCCCCATTTGGGCTGCCATCTTTGGGACTTCTGGAAGATAATCTGCTAATTTCATCTTATTCTTTAGTAACCTCTTTTAAATCATCTATAGCTGCTAATTTAACAATTGCATTTATAGCTTTTTCTTTTAACCCTACATTTTCTACTATATTATTTATAGGGGTATTTGGGACTTCTATTTTTAATTTTTCATTTTCTTCTTTAAGGTCTTCTATTTGATCTGCTAAAGCTTCATTTTCCATCATAGCAGCATTTTGCAACACTCCTAATCTAGTAGCTTCTCTAACTAAAGCTAAAAAAGCTCCCTCAGATAATACAGTTACTGCTTGACTGTCATCAGAAATTTCAGCTTCTGGATCTAACTTAGTTAAATCGTCATGCCAAGTATCTAATATTCTCCAAGTTCCAGTATTGTCTTTAGTAGCGACATACTGTTGCTGTCTATCTCTTAACATATTTCCTATGGTCATTTCTTTTCTCCTACTATTATTATACTACTTTTTTATAAAAATGAAGATTATGCTATATGACATGCACTCCATCCACAAGTTTTACAGGATTTACAACCTGATTCCATAACTATTATAGCATCGTTACAACATTTTTGTTCATCATTAGTTTCAATATTAAATGCTAATTGACCATCTAATGAATCATTAACGTCATGAGATTCTGTTTTATGGGCATTTACTAAAACTTCTTTCTCTCTACTTCCTGCTCTATAGACAGTAATTCCTTTACAACCTAATTTCCAAGCACCAATATATGCTGAATACACATCTTCTATTGATGCCTCATTTGAAAAGTTTATTGTCTTAGAAATTCCTGAATCACAATATTCCTGAAAAGCTGCTTGCATTCCAACATGAGATTCAGGAGATATTTCAGGAGAAGTTATATATACTTCTTTAATCCATTGTGGAACTTCTGGTCTATTAGATAATAAACCCCCATTTGAAAGATGTTCCATTAAATCTTCTGAGTAAAAACCATGTTCTTTTGCATCTTTTTCAAAATACTTATTTACATAAAAAAGAGTTTGCCCTTCTAAAATATTCATTTTTCTATATGCCAATGAAAATAATGGTTCTATTCCACTAGAAGTATCAGCAAACATAGATATAGTTCCAGTAGGTGCGACTGTTAAACGACAAGCATTTCTATATTTTTCGTTTTCACCATAATCACTTTTATCCCATGCAGGAAAAGTACCCCGTTCTTCAGCTAATTTTAATGAAGTTTTATCTGAAACCTCTCTAATAAACTTCATTATTTTACTACCTACTCTTGTTCCTTCTTCAGAATTATAAGGTATGCGAAGTTGAACTAGTAAATCTGCAAATCCCATTACACCTAAACCAATTTTACGTGTAGCTTTAGTCATCTTCTCGATTTCTGGTGTGGCATATTTATTAGCATCAACTACATTATCTAAAAATTTAGTTGCAAGTTTAACTGTATCGCCTAGTTCTTCCCATTTAATTTTAGGAACTCCCTCAGTATCTATAAAATTTGCAAGATTTATTGACCCTAAATTACATGATTCATTAGGTAATAAAGGTTGTTCACCACATGGATTAGTTGCTATCATTTCTCCGTATTCTTCTATAACATGATTATCATAATTCACATTATCCATAAAAATCATACCGGGCTCACCATTTCTCCACGCACCATATACTATTTTATTGAATACTTCTTGTGCATTCAAATATCCTGCAATAGAATTATCTTTTGGGTTAATCAAAGGGTAATCTAATCCAGCTTCTACAGCTTTCATAAACCTTGAATTTACTGCAACAGAAATATTAAAATTATGTATATCACCTTCAACTGATTTACAATCTATAAATTCTAAAATATCAGGGTGTTGAATATTCATAACAGCCATATTAGCACCATCCCGTTTTCCTCCCTGCGTAATCATAGAAGATACTCTTGATAATGTTTGTAATACTTGTATTGGACCACAAGCAACACCATGAGTAGTTTTTATTTTATCACCTTTAGGTCTTAACTCAGATAAAGCGAATCCTGTTCCTCCTCCGAATTTTTGAACCATAGCCACATCATGAGCTGTCTTCATAATATCTTCCATACTATCTTTAAGAGGTAGCACAAAACATGCAGACAAAGTTCCTTGTTCCGTACCAGCATTCATTAATGTTGGGGAATTTGGTACAAAATCTAATCTAGAAAGCATTTTAGAAAAATCTCTTTCTGTAAGTTGGATGTCAACCTTTGATTTTCCATATTCAATTTCAACAGAAGCAATAGCTTCAGAAACTCTTTTTATTAAACTGTCAGCAGTTTCTTGTGGATCACCAGACACATCCTTTAAATAATATCTTTTTTTTGCTACTGTCTCTGCTTGTGTTGAAAGTGCGATCATATATACTCCTTAATTTCCTCGATAATTACAATATAAACATAGTTTTCTTTTAGGGACCCAAAATGTAGGATTACACACTTCATCAGTGCATGAGGGGTTTGGCGACTCCATGTTATTATTATACTTGTCTTGATCAAAATCAAGTAGTACATCAGGTTTATTTTTGTCTAAATTTCCAACATTTTTTAATGATGGGTCAACATCTGCAGCAATGTCCTGTAAATTAGCTACAGTCTGCATTCTATATACCCCAGTTTCATACGCAGCTTGCAAAGCCATAGCAATAGAAAAGAAAGCATCCCCATGCCCCATAGGGGTTTCAGGAGCTTTTAATTCATTACTAACTGATAATATCTGTTGTCTTTGTCTATGATCTCTTATTAAATGTAAATTACCTGAATGTACATACTCTTCAAAAATATGTGCCATATTATTCTTAGACTTTAAAGAAAATGATAATGGATACCATAATCTATGTAATCCCCTATCTTCTAACTCACCTCTGGTATTATCTATATATCCTTTTGATAATCCAAAATTTTCTGCCGCTTCATTTAAAAATACAACCTGTTGTGAATAATCCCAACCATCTAACCATGATTGATGAATTTGTTCTATACGTTCACCTTTTCTTTTAAACACAACTAAATGAGATGGATGTCTTTTCTTACCTACATCGAACCCAGCAAATATATCTTCATCATCACTAAAATCATGTTTCATAGTAGTGGGTAATGATCTTAAATTTGCATCTTCACACTTTTCAATATCTTCAGTATTAAAATATGCCTCAGTATTAAAATGTGGTTGTAATAAAAATTCTGATGCAAAGGATTTAGGCTTTGCTTTTTGTTGTTCTAATAACCATTTTTCATTATATACTTCTGGCATTAACACTCTTCTTCCCGGTTCTGGATCTAATGCAGGAAGCTTAGTAGTTTTAAATCTATCATCTTTTTCTAGTACTGTTAATAAATCTCCGGGTATCATAGGTGTACCTACAACCACCACAGGAATTCCTTGATTAGGAATAAATAAGGATTCTGTAAGGAAGTGATCCTCAATCTTCGCCATTTGACCTACTGCCAATGGACTTTCAGGGTCTTTCAATATGTCATCAGCAATTAATGCTCCATTAACGTGCATACCACGTTTGAAAGAAAATAACCCACCATGTAATATTTCTGCAGTTCCTTCGTTTCCTGTTGAGTATCTAAAAGTAAAGTCCGCTTTTGGAGCTTTATTTGTCATTAATTGTTTTAAAATTGGATTACGATTAACTTCTTTGTTAATTTCAGAGATATGATACTTTGCCATAGTATCGCTATAAGATAAATATAAAATATTACAGCTTCCCGGAGTTTTTAAAGTTCTCCATATACTAAATGCATGTCCTAAAATTGTAGATTTAAAATGTGCTCTAGGTAATATAGCGAGATAATTCATTTTATTTTCCATACATTCTTCAACTTCTTCACATAGTTTTCCTACATGCCAAGCTTTAAAATATTCAGGATGTTCAAAACCTAAAGACCACACATCCCTAACAAATTCCCAAAAACTTCCGATAGAATATTTTCTGCTCGTCACTAATCTATCAGCAAGCATTTCAAATGCCTTATTATATGTAGTTAATTCATTACTCATCTTCTTTTGAAGCCATTAATACCTTCAATCTACCAGCTATTCTTTTAATTAAATCCGTATCATCTATTTCATCCACAAGAATATTTACCACATCTTGTATGAATTGTATATTTATCAACCCTTCTGCTACTTTTCTCTCCCCCTGTATTCCAATATCTAAAGCTTTAACTGCATCAAAAGCTCTATCAAAATTTAAAGAGTTTAATTCTGAACCCGCTTTACTTCTAATAGCTTCATAAGCTGACTGATGTTCTTCTTGTATCCTAGCCAATCTTGATGATTCATTTTCTTGCATTTTCTCTAAAGATTTAGTTTGGGTTTCTTTCTTCACCCTCTTCCAATCAAAAACTCTAACCCAATGATAAATAGTAGGGGTGGTAACAACTGTCCTAAATTCTTGTGATAATTGTTCTGCAATCTCTCTCGCTGAATAACTATCATCCAAATATAATTTTAATCCTCGTTCCCTCACATTTCTAGAAAATTTTTTTGGCATTAGAGATACCCCACATTTGAATACCCTGTATCAGCATTTCCTGATTCAATACTTCCCCCAAATGGACTTCCATCAGGTTGTAAAAGTTTACTAAAATCCATATGTCCTGTTTTATTTGACGTAGCATTAAAACATTCAGGAACCTTATGTTTTGCACCACTTGAAGTTTTTATAACTTTAAATCTTATTCCAATCTCCTCTTTATTACATACACCTTTAAAAGATTCATCCTTGGTTCCTACAGATTCGTAGTTAGGATTACCCATTATAGTCCCAACTTTCCTACTCATCCCTTCTGGTCTTTCATTATGTATACAATCATAATAATCACACCATACAACCTTTGCATATTTATCTTTAAATTTCTTTTTAGTCATACCTTTTGGTAAACTATCCTTAGGTTTCTCTACCTTATTCTTTTTCTTTTCCATAAAATAAAATTTAGGATTTTTATTAACTTTGCTATATGACATTATCACTCTCCTTCAATCCATATAAAGCTATACATGCTGAATCAGCATAATCTTGTTCGGGGAATTTATCTCCCCACTTTTCTGTTGCATATTTCATTATATCACATTTTTTAGATTTTCCATTTCCTATGATATTTTTCTTCCAAGTCCCATTATCCACTAATTTAGTTGGAACATCTGCTATACTTAATATAGCCCATACAGCCCCCACTACTTCTGAAAGAGTACGTACTACATTTCTATTCTGTGCGAATATTGGTTCTTCTATTAAAGCTAAATCTAAAGTTACTGCATCAATATCCCACAATTCATTCATAAAATTTGTTAATAACTCTGAGAATCTTTCTTTAAAAGGATTTTTAGTGTTGCATATAACTTTATGGGTGGATAGCAAATTTTCTTGTTCGTCTAATATAACGCCATGAATAGCCTTACTAGACGTATCTAGTCCTAAATATCTCATTTCTTTACTGTAAAGGAATTCCCTCTTTTTTTATTTGTCTTAAACTTAAATTAGAAGCTACTTTATTTTCTATTCTTTCTCTATGTACAAATAGTAAAGTTGCTCCAACCGCTACAAGAGCGGAAGTTAACGCTGGTAACGTCTTTATTATGCCTCTTCTCATATGTTCCCTCTTTCAAAACATTACTTCTCTTATGATTAATACTACCCAAACACAACTAGCTAATAAAGCTATTTTAAGCATTAATTTAATGTATTCATCAAATCTATTATTCACCTTATTGTGTAGCTGGTTCTGTTAAAAGAACCTCTATATTGTTATTTACTTCCCAAATACTCGCTTTTGTTGAGGATTGTACTTGAAACTCTTTAGTCGCAAAGTCTTGGTCATTACCTGTTGTGTTGTATTGTATCGTTAATAGACCTATATTAGCTTGTCTAATTACACATGTTCCACCTTTACTAACAATATTAGAAAGATTAAGTTTATTAATCTTGGCATTTGTAGAAGTTAAGCTACCTGTATCCAACCAGATTCTATCATAAGTACCTCCAGAAGTGGATAATTCTTTAGCCATAAAATTACCACCTGAAATTTGTAAATCACGATTAGATCCTACTGTTTGAGAAATACTTTGTCCATCAGATGCGTTATGTTGAATCACTACTTTATGGGCATTAATATCACTTAATGTTAATGTTTTACAAGTATTCCTTTCAAATATAAATTCTCCGATTTCAAGTCTGGCACTCATCCCCAGCTTGCCTTCAATTAAAATAGCCTCAACTTTTCCACTAGGTAATGCTGAACCAGTATAAGCTGTACCTACAGACACATCTGAGATACTGATAAGTTCTACAGGAGTAGAACCAAGCACAATTCTAAGCGTATTATCTGAGGGATTGTCTTTTCTCCATGCCATACGTTTTTCAAGCTCTTCATCTGGGTATTCACTAGGTGCGGCATATATACCCGCACTACCACCAGCAAAACTTCTTATTTCCATTACTTCTGCTACACCAACACCAACTGCTGTTGTAGAACCAACACCCAATACAGCTATAGCCATTTGTGGATTAAGACCCAGTGACCTAAGTAAGGAATAAGGTGACTTAGCTATTGTAAAGAAACGTCTCCATTTAGCAGACTCGCCATTCAGATATTCTATTTTCTTAAACAACCAATCCCTAAAGTTCTTTAAAGTTTTATAAAAAGTTATTGGGGAATACAAAAGAGCCTTTGGAGAGGCTTTTATAAGCTCATATAGAGCCTTTAGTGATCTAACATGTATTGCATATCCAAAAACAATGGAAAAGGCTGAAATGCCAATACTATACCAATACCATGTTTGTAAAAATGTAAGGTATTCCATAACACCAGAATAAGTAATTATTCCTAATGGAGTTTGGATTGGAGCAATCGCCCACCATAAATTGACTGGATTTATTGAAGTGACACTTAATACAAATGCTCCACAGATTACGGTAATAAATGTAACTATATATAAAAATATATCTAATATTTTAACTAGTTTCGCCTTCATCTACTATATATTTCTCCTATTATTATTACCGCAATTAATATTATTGTTAAAATAGTGGTAATTATTAAAATATGTTTTGTAAGTATCTTCTCTTTTTTCACTAGTCATTTCTTCCACTCGTTTTTATTCCCCCTCTAAAATTTTCATGCCTAAAGCTATGATTCCACCAATTGTTGCAGTAGATACTTCTGGCATACCATGGAATAACCCAACTACAGATAATGTAGTTAAACAAGCTATTGCTAAAAAAATTTGGGGTCTAAATTTTCCCATAGTAGAAATTCTCCTTATTTTATTATACTACAAATTAATCAATTCCTTTAGTCCTTAACGCAACAATTCTAGAAACAGTAGCCCAACATTGGGTATATAACCTAAGTTGTGACTCTAATTTATTCATTATTGCAGTGACATCTATCAATTCTCTCTGTAATTTAGCTAAAGGTTCGATAGATCCCATTATGATCCCTCTACACTCATCTTTAGTTGGTTTCTTTCCTTCAACTTGACTCAGTAAGTCTGCATAAGCAATATTATAATTTTCAGTGAATTGGGCTTCCATTGCTGCTCTTTTAGTTTCTGTATCAGATACCCGTTGCTCAAGTTGTCCTTTAAATCCACCATATATTACTAGGTACTTTTCTAACTGTTCTGGAGATGCGTGAAGTACATCAATAAAATTTAATTCAGCATCAGCATTACCATCCATTATTACTTTAGGAATACCAGCTTCTTTTAAAGCTTGATTAGCTAACCTAATTGAATCTTGATAACTCCATCTTTTTTCCATTACTACCTCCTGTTTTTACATTTACAATACCACATACCAGTACATTGTTCTGGTTCTATAGTCATATTCATTATTCTATCACATCTTTCTAAAATATTTTCCCAAGTTTTTTCATTTCTTTCTACTTGAAAAGCTTTTAAATTTTGATCATTTTTATTTTCATACAACACAACCCCATAATCATATTTTTTAATATTTAAATAAATCTGTAATTGAATTAAATGCTCACTTTTTGGTGTTTCTTTTAACTCTTTAAAATCTTCACTCTTAATAGTTTTTAATTCTAAAGGGGTTTCTCCATGTATCTCATGCTTTATTAAAAAGTCCATCCTACCAGATATTGGAGGAGCTTCTAATTTCACACTAATTTCATCATCTATATAAAGTTCGGCTTTCTTTAAATACTTTTTCATACGTGATTCAAAGGTACCACCATGATCAAATATACGTTGTACTCTCGCCTCTATAGTATCCCAATCTAATTGACCACGATATGCAAGATATAAATACTTATCACAAGGATTACCAAATAAAGATGGGTAAAATTTCCCTTTAGTTGGGGGACTATTTTTTCTACTTAATACGTTATCAATAGATTTTAATAGCCATCTATCTTGATTTTTAGTTCTTTTTCTAGATTTTTTTGTATTATTTCCTTTGCTTAATATAGCTTCAATTCCTGCCATAACCTCTCCTTTATATCTTTATATGTTTTCTCTTTAAGATGCCAAACTTCTGTAAAACCCATGTTTATTAAGTCGTCATCTCTTTTAATATCTCTTTTTGCTAAATGTCCAAAAGGACCATCTGCTTCTATTATAACATTCATTTCTGTTATAAGAAAGTCTACAGTATAATTTCCTATAGGTACTTGTCTAGCATAACGAAGTCCTGTTTCTTCAAGAACTTTGGCTATTAGATTCTCTTGTGGTGTAAAACTCTTCGGTCTCATTCTTAAACCTCTCGTAATCTTCAGGGTTTTCTTTAAACCAGTCTACTACTTTGTTAATACCTGTTACTTTATTAGGCATTTTTTCATAGGTATACCAAGCTCCTGTTTGTTTAATTATTCCATATTCTAATCCTAATCTAACGTAAGTCTCCACAACATCTACTCCACCTTCTATACGAAATGGTATAACTACTTCTTCCCATCTCTCCCCACCAAATTTATCTTTTAATAGTTTTACTTTGATTTCAAAACCCACTCTGTTAGTTGAAGATGCTGGTTCATTTAACCAACCACCTTTGGAAACTTGCATACAACAATGTGAAAAGAACTTTTGTCCTTCCCCACCGGGCATAGTTTCCATTGCAGTGATTGGTCCCATAGCTCCTCTAGTTTGATTAATAGCAACCAATGAACTTCCATATGTTAAATCAGGAAGTAATCTAATTAACATTTGATTCCATGTTCTTGATTGCCATGCTATAGGACTATAGTCAATACCTTTTTCGTTATTAAATATATCTGCAGGTATTATTCCTGCTACACTATCTAACACTACTAAATCTACTCCAGTTCTTAAACTCTTTTGAGCAATCTTAAATGCTTCTTCTGCAGTTGCGGGGTCAGCTACTATTATTTTAGTTATATCTATACCAACTTTTTCCATCCATGCAGGATCCCATGATTTTTCTAAGTCTATCCAAACTGAAACTCCCCCATCTTCTTGTACAGATTTACAAAGTTGAGATGCTATATAAGATTTACCTGATGACCACCCACCAAAAAGCAATGTAAATCTTTTTCTAGGTATACCACCAGCTGTTATTCTATCTAATTGTGGAATATTAAATGGTATTCTACCATAAGCAAAACTTTCATCGTCTCCTCTTTTAGTAGCTAATTTTTTATCATTTAATAATTCATTAAATATTGATTCTGCAGTTTCTTTCATTAATTATTTATCCTCTTTCTTAATTTTATCTTCATGGTAAGCCTCTGCCCATGCCATGCAAATACCAGCACACTGTATCAATCTATTATACATTCCAGCAGTATTATTTTTACGCACTTTTTTTGCTATTTCTCCCAATTCTTCCGCTAAAATAACTGTCCAAAAATCATTTACATCTGATTTATTTCTAAAATTTCTAACTTTTTCAGTATTAAATTCTCTTTCAGCCAGAATATTTTCCATGACAATAGCTCTAACATACTCACTTTCCATTTTTTTTCTTACCTTTTTTAAATATTTCCCTGATTCCATTATCCACTTTATCATGAACTACTTGGTAAGCTTTATCTATAGTTAACCCAGCTTCCTCCAATTGTTCTTCTATAGAAATTTCAGTATCAAGATCATGAATTTCCATATCCATTCTTGCATATTGATTAGTATCTAATGGACCTACTCTAAAAGTAAACCCTAATTTCACACCTATCTTAGCCATTTTTTATAGCCCTCCTTTTTATTATATATTCTTTATGGGTAATATTACATTTACTACATTTACCAGTTATAAATCCTTTAGGGGAATCAGGGGCACGTCTTTCTTTAAGAATAAAATGATGAGGATTACAAGTAAATTCTTCTAAAGTTTTCATATCATCATCAGTATCAATATAACTATTACTTTTAGACTTCTTCATTTTTTATTAGCTCCTTAGCTATTAGCATATCTATATATTGTTTTGCTTTCTTTAAATCCTCAACACCACCTTTTTCTCTCCACCTACATATATATTTTATTACATTCCCCTCTGCAAAAGATAATTTATTTGCATGTATAAAATCCCAAGGTTCTATCTCTAAATGATAATGTGTTGGATCAGTAGAATTTCCTATAGCATCATTCGATATATCAGGATATCCTTTCATGTCTCTATATTGCTTCCATGTTAAATCTGGATAATTTTTCTTCTTATCTTCATATTCTCCCAATGTAAAATTATATTTAACTTTGGGATTCTTCCATCCTATAGGCATCATATTCCTCCTCTATAGGTGTTAATAATTCCTTCATTTGAACAAATATTGGAGTTCTATCTCCAACCCATGCTCCTTCAGTATTGTATTCAAAGTACTCCATAGCTTCTTGATAACACTCATCTCCCACTTCTTGCACCGTGCTTAATTTTTCTTCAGCAGTCATTTTATCAAAATCATACTCTTTTTTCTTGGTATTATAAAAATCTCTTGCAATAATTTCTATTGCCTTTTCTCTATCATATACAGCACAAGGTCCATTAAATTGTTGATAACCTAATCCTATAAATGCCTCTTTTAAGCCATCATAGTATATAGTTTCATCATCATTTTCTTCACACCAAAATATATCTTTATTTAAATTTTTTTTAAGCTTGTGATCTTTCATTTTATCTCCCATCTTCTTTAGAAGTTTGCCTACTTTTTTTTAATTTATCTGCTTTTTTTCTCTGTCTTAATTTACTTTTTGGTTCAAACTCTTGTTTTCTTCTACATAATCCAACAATATCTTCTTTCTGTGTCATTCTTTTAAATCTTCTAAATAAACTTTCAAATGATTCACCATTTTTTAACTTTACTTCCATTATTAATCCCAGTCTATATAATCAATTATATTAATTTTTTTATTTTCAGTCACCTGATATTCTTTTTTCACTGCCCAAGAGGGCTCACAAAGCTCAATATCTACTTCTAATGGTATATTTAAAGAATTTTCTACCATTAACTCCTTAATTTTGGGAGCTACTTCCTCAATTTCATCATTATGAATTTCACATATAATTTCATCATGCACTTGTAAAAGCAAATTACTCTTCTTATCTTTTAGATAATTATGTATAACAACCATTCTTTCATTCATAATATCCGCACTTGTTCCTTGTATTAAATAATTAACCCCTCTATACGCCACATCTCTTGGTACTTTATAAATTCTACTATATTTATTACGAACCCATCCCTTTTTTACTATAGTTCTTACTACATTATCAAAAAATCTTTTAGAACCCTTCATATTTTCTAAATAAGTTCTTTTATATTTGCTCGCTTCTTGTGGAGTAGAATTTAATTGTAGTGCTAACTTATCTTTACCTATACCATATATAACTCCAAAAGTAATGGACTTAGCTAATTGTCTGTAAAATTTAAATTCAGGGTCAGTTTCTTCAATATTAAAAGCAATTTTAGCCGCTTCTCCATGAAAATCTATATTTTCTTTTTTCATTAACTCATTCATTTCAGGATTATTGACATAATTCATAAAAACTCTAACTTCCATTTGTGAATAATCATAAGACACTAATTTATAATTTTGTCTAGGTATAAACAAATTTCTTATAGACACTTGTTTTTCATCTGTCGAATCAAAATTATCTCCACCAAGGAAACTCCATGTCTCAATTACGTCATCTGTAAGATTGGTTTGAGAATTACCACCCTTACTAGATACTATCGCTGCTACTCTACCTCTAATTTCATCTTTATCTTCTTCAGATAACTCCCTATCATCTACATATATTATCCCTCTAGGTATATTTTGAAGGTTTGGATTTCGTGAAGATAACCTACCTGTTACTGTACCTGAATTATGAAAACTAGTATGGAGTATATTCATATCCAAATAAGGTTCTATATAAGTAGAACGAAACTTTTCTAAAGTTCTATATTGTCTAATTAAACCTGCGAGTGGATTATTCAATTGAATCAGTACTGCCTCATTCCAAGCTTCTGCCCCTGTTGGAGTTGTAGAAGGGGAATGTATACCCATTAAGTTAAATACTCTACCAATTTGTTGAGGACTACTTATATTAAATTTAAATTTTAATTCTTCAAATCCTAATTTTTTTAAAAGTTCATCACTAGCTAAATCATATATACGTTGCTTTAACTCTTTTACTCTTCCCTCTATTTTTTTACTAACAATTCTAGCATAATCATTATTAATAGTAATCCCACGATTTTCCATGTCATATAAAGTTTTAGTAAGTTCACATTGAAATTCAAATAACTCTAATTGACCTGATTCTTCTAATTTTTCAAGCCTATCTAAATATATTTTCTGTGTCCAATATACATCTTTTATACAATAAGGACCTAATATTGATGGTGGAGATAGAGAAAAGTCTTTAGTCCATTTATTTTCACGAAGAATCTGCTTAGTTTCAATATCATATTTACCTGCTTGCTCTCCATAACTTCTAATTAATGTATCTACAAGTTTCAAACTATTGACCGTACTAGATTCAGTCATTCTAACTGCAACTATTACATCTATAAATTTCATTTTATCAATATTAACACCTTCGTTATTAAGAAATTTAACATCAAATTTCACATTATATCCAATAATAGTGTCACATTTATCATTTATAAACTGTACTAACTCATTCAATTCTGCTTGAGTTAAATTAGGTTCATCTGTTTGGTGTCTAAATGGGAAATAATATGCCTCGTTTTCAGAGTGATTTAATGGGGCTAAACCTATACCACATAATTGATTCATATCATAAGGGTTAAGTCCATTAGTTTCCACATCTATTATCCATGTAGAAGTATCTGGAAATGATTTTAATGTATCTTTAAATGTTTCTGAAGTAACTATCATGTTATTACGACTCTCCGATTGTATTAGAACCGGAGAGTCTTTGACAAGGGGAGAAGTGCTATACATTAGAACGGCATATCATCGTCATCATCTTCAGTTGATACAGCATTATCAGGAACACTTGTATCTGAAGTAGATTTTCCATACCTTTGTTCAACATATTCCGACATAGGAGTAAGATTTTTAATTTCACTCGCTTTATTTTCAGGAATATCTATAACCTCTTTAGTGGTTGTAATAGTATAAGTAGTGTCTAGGTTAGACCCTCTTCTCTTTATCCTAATTATATTTTTATTTAAAGACCCATTTTCATCATATATATCTGAAAATTGATAAAAATTGGTATTACGAGCCCCAAAAGACAGTGTGAGAACTTTAAAATCATTAACTGATTCTCTATACATTTTCACTCCTGACCGACTTGTTATCTCATCCCATGATTCATCTCTTTTATTGGGGTGAAGTATCTCTGTAACGTATCCCCAAAGAGCGAATTTGTGTCTAGGTAACTTTCTTTTATCCGGCTGGTCATCCCAATACATAGCTTCACTAGGTACTGCATCTACAGGTTCCCCATCTATTACAAGTACACTTCTCCATCCCTTATCTGCTCCTTGTTGGAACTCATAAATATGGAATTCATGTAAATAGATATCATTTTCATCACCAGTAGCAATAGCTTTCATAAAAAGTTGATCTCCATCTTTTAACCAAATTTCTTTTCCGCTACTTTCACTAACTTGTGATTGTTTAGCAATTCTATCTTCTAATCTTTTTTGTATCATACCGATTCCTGACATATGTCCTCCTTACCAGTATCTTCTATTTTTTATTATATCTTTAAGTATATCACAAGATTTTATTTCTTGTACGTCTTTATATTCTTTAGGAAGTTTTATATAAGACAGAGTAATTTTACCCATTAATGAATCTAATATATTATTTCTTCCAATCTCCCCCGCATCATCATTATCTAAACATAGTATAATTTCCTTTGTTGGTAATGTCAATAGTAATTCTCGTTGTGTTTTTGACATATTCATTCCTAATAACGCTACTGATGGATAACCTAATTGATCCATCCACATGGCATCTAAAGCTCCTTCAGTTACATATATAGAATTACAAGGTTTTATATATGATTGTCCAAATAATAATTTAGATTTCTTCAATCCGGTAGAATATAAATATTTAGGAATATTTTTTTCTTGTCTTACTATCCATCCAACTGTACGTAAATCTTTATCCTCTACTGGAATTACTAAACCATTATTACCTGTAACTCCACATTTCCATTTTTTAAGTGTGCTTTTATTAAATCCCCTATCAAATATCCAATTAGGAACTTTAAATTGAGTATAAGGTATTTGAACCTCTGGAAGTATAGAATCAACTTCATCTAATTCAAAATTAAAAATATCATCATAATCTGTTTTATATTTATTTAAAAATAAATCAATTTGTTCATTAGACCAATTCTTATATTTTTTAATAAATGTTATTAAACTTCCTTGACCACATCCAGCAAAACAAATCCACACACCTTTTTCAGTATTTAAAGAACATGATTTTACTCTATCACTATGGAAAGGACATAATATTTGAAATTGATCTTGACCTAAAGGTACATCAAATCCTATATTAGTTAAAACTTGAGTCCAATCCGTCATCTTTATTAAGTACTTCTTTTTTTGTCTTGTATATGTAACCATTTACTACTCTCCTAAATCCTTGAGGAAACCTTGTCCCACATTTTATACATGAAGGATCGTCTTTAACTACCCCCAACATTCTTTTATTTAATAATGATTTAACATCTAGAACAGATACTCCTATTTTTAATTTTCCATCTATGGAACATTTACCACATTTTAGTTTGGAAAATACATTATTCTTATTATCAATGGTAAATCCAGCAAATTGTTTTACAGGTTTGGATTTCCTTCTTCTAGAATAATGAGTCATCATCTTCTTCTATTCTCCCTTTATCAACATCCCAAATAAACTCACAATCTAATGATTGTAAATCTCCATCTCTATATTTTTGGAAAGCTATTTCTCTTTTCTTTGGTTGATCTTCTATCATACACATTGATAACGCTACATCAGAAGCTCTAATTAAAGCATCCCCAAATGCTACTTGACCAGCTGTTGGTTGAGTAAACATATTAGCTGCAGCTTCTCTTGTTGCTTGAGTTGAGGCTATTATAGCAGTATTAGTTGATAGAGCTAGAGTTTTTAAACCATAGAATAATGAATGTGATTGTTCCCAAGCTGCTCTATTTTTATCATATGTAGATATTAAATATACTCCATCTACTATCAATAGATCGGGGGAATACTTTCTTACCAAATTTGTAATACTTGGTAATGATATACTATCTTCCCCACTTATATGATCACAAATTAATAGATTTTTGAAATCTGTTTCTTCTAAAAACTTTTTATATTCTTCTTCATCTATATCTTTACCATTCCTAAGTGCACTATGAGATAATTTATAGTTCATCATATGACCTAATAATACATCCATTCGTAAACTTATAGCAGTCTTAGGCATTTCTGTAGATACTAATAAGGTTTTATAACCACTTTTTATCGCATCTGCAGCTAATTTACAACATAACCATGTTTTCCCTACAGTTGGTCTTGCATATGTAGTGATTAAATCTCCCGGTTGCCATCCTATTCCTGTAGAATTAATCATTTTAAATGGTGTTCTTATCCCAATAATACCATCCCCCATTTTTCTAATCTTACTTCTACGTTTCCATTCCTCATATCTATCTAAATTTCCAGAGTCATATTGATTAACATCAGAATCATATAATATTTCTACATCATTTAACTTATCCATAATTAATCCTAATGCTTTTTTAGGATTATCTTGTAATAAGGGTTTACTACTAGAGAAAGCATTAACTATATTTCTAAACATTACTTGGTTAGTAAATTGGGATAAAGCATAATTGAAATTTATTGATTGTGCTTCGATTTTTAATGAATCAAATTTCTCTACTAAAACTTCTACAGTAGGGAATTCAGAATAATTATCTAAATAATCTTGAATGAACTTATATGTTTCACCATGTTCAGCAAAATCTTTAGGTAAATATGTAAAATCTTTAAAATTACTTGGATTACATAATCCAAATATAATTCCAGATTCTATAAAATTAAAATTTTCCAATACTAATCATTCTCTCTAAACTTATTTCTCAAAGATTTCTTTACTTTGTACACCGAATATGTTTTCGGCACCTCTTCTTTATTTACTATTTCTGTATCTTTGATTTTTTTTAAATTACTTTCTATATCTCTCATTGTACGATTTTTAAATTTATCGATCAGAAATTGTTTTTCACCTTTATCTAACCCTAAAGAATCTAATAAATCATCAACTTCTAAGTCTAATAAATTTATATCTATTTGTTTTGTAAAATCATTTAATGAATAATGATAATCATTATTATCGTTTGTTTCAAATTCTTTGTCAAGACTATAACTTTGTAATCTTTTAGCTGCCTTCATCCATAGAGTTTTTAAAGTGTTAGCCATTGCAGTATGTAGATAAGTATGAAAGATGGTTTTCTTATTAGGGTTATAAAGTTTAGCAGCTTTACATATAACTAATCGTAATTCTTGTGCTAAATCTTCTTTATCATATCCATAAACATATACATTAGCCAACATTTTGTAGACTTTCGGTTCCCACTTCAATATAAGTTCGTTGTTTATTTCCAATCTTTTGTGTCCTTGCTGTTTGAAAACATTGTCTGCTGCAGTATACATTTTTTAGTTTTAACCTGTAATTTTGCTTTATTATCTTTTTATGTCTGTAGAAAGGAACTGAACACCAAGAACATGTTAATTTTAAATAGTTCCATTTAAAGGTGCATTCTCCCTTATGAATACTTCGACTTGTGTTCGTTATTTCTCCACATACTTTACAGTATACCACTTTTTTAGGTTTGGGTGGATTAGTTTCTAAATCATTCTTTTTTAATACTTGATGAGCATATACCCTAGTCACTCCAACTTGTTTTGCGATCTTTGCTGTAGACATAAAAGGATTGTTTTTACGCAATCTAACAACTTTATTTTTTGCCTTCATTTTCTAACTTTTCTACTTTATTTGATAATTCCTGTATTGCTTTAATTAAAGGGGATATAAATTCTGTATATGCTAATCCCATTGTTGTATCTTCATTATCTACTCCACTTACTAGAGAGAAATTTTTTGGATTTAATTTAAGATCTTTTAATACTTGTTCTATATCTTGAGCAATTAATCCATGTTCAATTTGAGTATTATCTATTCTATTATATTTACTGGGATTTAATTTTTTTATAAAGTCTAATCCAAATTCTGAGGGTTCAATATTTTTCTTTAATTGCCTATCAGATGACGTATCATCTGCACTAGCAGACCATACTTTTTTCCAAGCATGGTTAGTAGTACCTAATTCATATCCCGTAGTACCATTAGAATCTATAGTAGGTATCCAATTAGTAGCTGCATCTCCTGAAAGTTGTGCACCTCCTATAACAAACTCTGGGCGAGGTACATTTTGTCTAGCACTTCCAGTTTCAGTAACAGTACTTAATCCTGATTTAA